AACTATGTCGGTGACGCTAATGTTCTACCTATGGTAGACTCTAGTGGTTCTATGACTTGTGCGGCAGGTGGTTACGGTTCCAAGTCAGGCTTGACCTGCTTGGAAGTCGCAATCTCCTTAGGCTTGTACTTTGCAGACAAGAACACCGGTAAGTTCAAGGATACATTCTTGACTTTCAGCAACACTCCTAAGTTGGTGAACCTTAAGGGTAACATCAACGATAAGATCAACCAAATGAACACAGGCGAGGTAGCTAACACTAACTTGCATGCGGCAATGGCATTGATCTTGGATGTAGCTGTCAAGAACAATGTTCCTCAAGCAGAAATGCCTGAAACATTGGTAATCTTTTCTGACATGCAATTCGATCAAGGCGTAAAGCGTGACGAATCAGCAATGGAAATGATTGAACGCAAGTTCAAGGCTGCAGGTTACACTGTGCCTAGTGTTGTGTTCTGGAACTTGAACGCCGCATACGGTAACACTCCTGTCAAGTTTGACAAGAAGGGTACTGCTCTAGTCTCTGGCTTCAGCCCTGCTGTTGCTGGTGGTATCATGGGCGGTAACATGGATGACTTCACACCAGAAGCAATCATGTTGAAGACCGTTATGAAGCCTCGTTACGACTTGGCTTAAATAATTAGACACTCGGGTTACACTTTGACGTTATTATAAGTGGGTAGGTGGTTACCAAATCCACCGGGTACGCAGGGAATTACCTTAAGGCCCGCTTTATATGGGCGACTTAAAAATACCGTGGGGCAGAACTTATCTGTCCATATGTAATAAGTAGGACAGCACCGTAAACTCATGTTGGGGCTTGGTAGTGCGAGTAGCCAACACTAAATAATATACAACACCCTAGACAAACATTCGCAATATTAGTCTTACACGACCGTCGTTCTTTATTACTACTTTATAGTTACATTAGAGCAACTAGGGTGTTTTTCTTGCTCTTGACAATAATTCCCGTTTAGTTTATAATATACTTTATTCAACGCCCTGGTGGTGGAATTGGTAGACACGCTACGTTGAGGTCGTAGTATCTGTGGGTTCGAATCCCATCTAGGGTACCAAACTTAAAGGAGAGTAACATGACAGTTGTAGTCGCAAAAATGCAAGGGAGGCTTGTAGAAGTTGTCCGTGTTGTGGATACTGTTGGGTTCTCACCTGATCGTGGGTGGGTCATGGTATGTACTGACTTTGAACAACCTGATCGCAAGAAGCAACACTTCCGTTGGGTGCCCATATCAACTAGGTTTGATTGGGTTCGTGAATTTAGTTTTTAAGGAATATCATGTGGATTCAAAACGTAGCACTAGCTGATATTCCGAAAGGGCATCACATACGTGTGGGTGGGAATTCTATGCTGATTCAAATTGTTGATCCGTGTATGACTTTCCCTACGCCACTATACAAGTTCAAAGAAGTGCATCAGTTTGAATTCTTAGACCTTGAGCGTGATGACAAGTGGGGCGAAGAATTCAAAATCACTGATGAACAAGCCGAGCAATTGGTAAAGTTGTTGCAACATGCATTTGACAATCGTATGGATGTTGTTGTACACTGTGTTGCCGGTGTTGCACGTAGTGGGGCAGTCTGTGAAGTTGGTGTGATGATGGGCTTTCAGGATACTGAGGTCTTTCGTAGCCCTAACTTGTTGGTCAAGCACAAGATGATGAAACAATTAGGTTGGACTTATGATGAAAACGAACCGCACACAATCAATGGAATCGAACTTGAATCAGGACTCATTATACCGAAAAACTCAGCAAACTACTAGAATGTGGCACGACATGAGCGAAAAATTTAAAAACGATGATTCTCTACGTGATCGGTGGCAAATGGTCAGTGATGATAGCGTGTGGATGTTTCCTGCTGACGTTAAGTTGAGTACTATTGAAATGGCTCCTGGTTGGAAAGATGATTTCGGATATCAATATGAATCTTGTTTGTTCACATATAATGACAGCGAGGTTCAGAATAGGTATCTTACAAAAGAAAAGGCGATTGAAGGTCACAGAAAATTAGCGAAACAATATAAATTGAAGAATGAGAGAATGAAATGAATTTTAAGGTAATCTACGATAACGTAGAAAAGGATTTTGATACACTTGACCAAGCAATGTCTTACTCTAAGACACTAGGTCAATTTGTTACTATCAAGGGTAACAGTTTTGAAGTTGTTGGTCGATTCGGTGTTGATAGTGTTCGTGATGGTAAGTGCCCAGATGGTGTTGCTTATGATTGGAACAAGGCAAGCCGAATAGGTCGTGTAAAGAAGGAGAAGAATTATGCCAGCAGTGTTCCTAGTCAGTGACACACACTTTGGTCATAGTGGAGTATGTCGTTTTATGAGGGCGGATGGAGTAACGAAACTACGCCCATGGGACAACCCTGATGAAATGGATGAGGCAATGGTCAAGGTCTGGAATGAACGTGTCAGACCTAATGACAAAGTATATCATCTAGGCGATGTTGTCATTAATCGCAAGTCTTTGAATATAATGTATCGCTTAAACGGTGATAAGGTTCTAATCAAGGGTAATCACGATATCTTTAGACTGGAAGATTATACTCAACACTTTAGAGATATACGTGGATATCATGTAATGAACGGAATGATTCTGTCACACGTTCCGATACATGAAGAAAGTCTGGGACGATTCGGAACTAACATACATGGTCATTTACATGCTAACAAAGTGATGAAGGACGGCGTTGAAGATGTTCGTTACTTCAATGCTTGTGTTGAAAATCACGACTTTGGTCCTGTACTGTTTGAGGATGCTATCAAGCAAATCAAAGAACGAGGCGGTACAGTTGGAATGAAAAGTCGAGAATCGGTCTATGGACCGGACTAATAGGGACTTATGTCCCTATTTTTTTGGCTATATTGGCGTACGTTGTCACACAATTGTCATAATTCTGTGATTAAATATTCATGTAACACACAAGGAGATTACAATGAAAAAGCTATTAGCTATGTTATTGACATTGGTGTCGATATCAGTATTTGGACAAGTTAACGGAGCCGGTGCAACATTCCCGGCTCCGTTGTATGCGAAGTGGGCTAGTGAGTATGCTAAAGAAACTGGAGTCAAAATCAACTATCAAAGTGTAGGATCAGGTGCAGGCATTAAACAGATTGAAGCACGTACAGTAGCATTTGGTGCTAGTGACATGCCACTTAAAGATGATAGACTAAAAGAGTTAGATGTTATACAGTTTCCTACTGTAATTGGTGGAGTTGTTCCTGTAGTTAATCTCAAAGGCATAGAGCCTGGTCAACTAAAACTATCAGGACAGGTGTTAGGTGATATCTATCTAGGAAAAATCAAGCGTTGGAATGATCCTGCTATCAAAGCACTTAATCCTACATTATCATTGCCTGACGCAGACTTATTGCCAGTTCGCAGAGCAGATGGATCAGGTACTACATTCATTTGGACTAACTATATAAGTAAAGTAAACACCGAATTCAAAGAAAAGATTGGTGACGGCACAGCAGTTAACTGGATCGTAGGTGCTGGTGGCAAAGGCAACGAAGGCGTGGCTGCAATGGTAATGAAGTTACCTAATACAATTGGCTATGTTGAGTATGCTTATGTCAAGCAAAACAAAATGAACTACGCACAAGTACAAAATGCTTCAGGTACATGGGTAAGTCCTACAGAGGATGCGTTTAAGGCAGCAGCCGCAGGTGCAGATTGGAACAAAACATTTTATCACATTTTAACTAATCAACCGGGTAAAGATACTTGGCCTATTTCAGGCGCAACATTTATTCTTATGCCACTAAAGAGTGACAAACCCGAGCAGGCTGTAGAATCTATCAAATTCTTTACATGGGCTTTAGAGAAAGGTGGCAAAATGGCTGATGATTTAGACTATGTTGCATTACCAAAATCAGTAGTAGACCGTATCAAACAAGAAATGGCTAGAGTAAAATAAATCGACCACAACGATAGAGTGGCGCCGGAACTCGTAACCGGTAGTAGGACCTAAGGGTCCTATTTTACCTTTATGCTTGAATATCCTAGCTAGGTTTGCTAGAATAAATATTCTATGCGTAAATTTTTATTGATATTACTCTTAGTACCCTTATTATCATTCGCTAGTACAAACACTGTGATCTATGATATTACCAATCAACGTGTTGTAGGCGGATCACTAGATTGTAATACAGTCAGTATTGCTAGCATAAGCAAACTGATGACTGTGTATACTGTCTTGCGTGAGAATCAGGATATGAACGAAAGATTGGTCGTTCAAAGTAAACAGACACCCAATACAAAGATTCATAAAGGAATGATTCTTACTCGACTCGACCTAGTTAATCTAGCACTAATCAGTAGTGATAACTTAGCCGCAATCACATTGGCAGAGAACTTTCCCGGAGGCTATTCTAGGTTTGTTCACACTATGAATATTCACGCTGAACGTCTTGGTATGGATCATACAAGATTCATAGAACCAACTGGTCTTAGCCCTATGAATTACAGTACATTAACAGATATCATTACACTAACTAAAGAAGTTGGTAACTATGATATTGTAAAGTTTGCCGCCAAGTCTACTACTATGGTAGCTGAGAATGTCAAAGGTAAGAAGCCAGTAAAGATTAACAGCAACAGCACTATTAAGTATTTCGGTCGTGATGACGTTATTGCTATCAAAACAGGATTCACAAGTGCCGCGGGATTCTGTATTACGATGTTAGTGAAAGTAAACAATCAACTTTATAACATTACTGTACTAGGTGCTAAGACGAGAGAACAACGACAACAATTAGTCGAGAAAAGTTTGAAGGCAATTTATACAGCATAATATACGCATTTTATACACAATGTATAAATACATTTATCATGCTTACCTTCATCAAAGACCTCACCAACAAACTACTAGAATTCATAAAAGACGATCCCGTTCGTCCTGAAATACCAACTGACTTCCGTGTAAGCGATGGCAGAATGGTAGCCGCACTAACAAACGAAGAAGAAAAACCAGATGCAATGGTATGTGTTAGTTTCCATGATTTTGTCCCACAAGATACAAATGACCTTAAATCAACTGCAATTGTCCCTACAACCGCAGTGTTCTATACTATTTGGAGTTACAAAGCAGGTAAAGGTCAAGAGTTATTGATTGAAGCTGTTAAGGGCATTCAACGTGAATATCCTAGTGTGACACGCTTTGTCACATTAAGTCCAAAGACTGAAGTAGCACGTAGATTTCATTTAAAGAATGGCGCAATCGTATTCCGTGAGAATGACGATACTATCAATTATGAATATATCCGCTAAATAAGATGTGGATATAAACTTCTTTTACAAGGACAATCAACATAGTTATAAACACGAGGTGATAATCACCTCGTTTGCCATTGCTATTTCTAAAGTAATCGAACTACCTGATAAATTAGAAATTTGTTTATATCCATTAGAAGAAAATGTATACGGCGGCATAGATAAGAATCGTGTAAACCGTATTGGTATTAACTACGACCTCCCTCTTCAAGATGTACCCAAAATCTTAACACATGAATTGATTCATGTGCATCAAAAACACAAGGGTTTATTTAGAGTAACACCTGATGGAATGTGTTATTGGCGTGGTATACCCTATACTAAAAAACTGCCAGATGAAATGACTTATGATGAATACAGAAATTTGCCATGGGAAGTAGATGTTGAAAAGAAACAGCAGGACGTTTTACTAGAGGCACTAAAGTTGACAAATAATCCAAAGTAGCTTATACTGTAATCACAGTAAACGAAAGGAGTCTCAAATGGCAAAAGTCAATGTTACTGAAGGTCTCTGGAGAGTTCAATTGGTAGAGCGTGAAAGAGGTTACGGTCAGCGCATTATCTGGACTGAATACTACGACAACGAGGCAGAAGCTAAAGCCCGTGGTCAGGCAGTTACTGACTATGATGACCCAGAGGACTACTACGTAGGTGAAGTTAGCCGTTGCTAAAACACTTGACAATAAATCGTTTTGGGAATATACTAGCATCTTCATTAACGAAAGGTGCTAGTATGTTTTACGATATTGACAAGTTTGTGAACACTAACAAAGCAAACATTTACACTAGTTTTGATTGTGATGAAGACGAGGTCCAATGTGCGACTGAGTTTGAAAAGCTAGTAAAATTTGATGAAATTGATTCCACAGCGTACCCAGTACTCATTTACAAAATGAATACTAAAGCAGTAGCTTGGTATGATCTTGAAATGTACATGGGCTTCGTGCCCCAATAAACTATGAAAACAGTTCTCGCACACCTAAAGGACCGACACCTCAATACTGAGTTGCATCGTCCCATGGTGGACGAGGCTGAGCGTGTCGCTACATTCTACCTCTACAACCTCAGTGGCGCACTAGTTGGCTATCAACAATACCGACCTGAAGGTGAAAAGAAGCCACAAAACAACCCCAAGCTAGGTAAGTATTTTACATACCGAAAGCAACCGACAGTAGCGGTCTGGGGTGTTGAAAGTTTGTACCTGAGTCCTAATGTCGTTTTCGTTACTGAGGGTGTGTTCGATGCCTGTAGACTGACTGAAAAGGGTTACAGTGCCCTAGCAGTCCTAAGCAACAACACCGGTTGGGACCTGAAAAACTGGTTAGGCATGCTTAATAGAAAAGTAGTAGCCGTTTGTGACAATGATGACGCCGGTAGGAAACTCGCAAAATTCGGTGACGTTTCAGTGTTTTGCGAGACTCACGACCTTGGTGTGAATACTTTAGTTACAAATTTCGGGGGCTAAAATGAGTACTAAAGTATTCATTTTTTAACCCCCGGAACGCTAGGACCGATTCTTTTTCTGGCCATGAACTCTGACACACAAATAGAGGAATTATCCCAAGTTAGTACTTACTAACATACTGAATACCAAAGTAAATTTCAGGGGAATACCAAAGTAAATTTCGGTTGACAATAAATGGATTTGGGCATATAATTCATGTATTGAATCAAACAACGGAGACGCAATGGAATATCAATGCTTCTATCTGAATCCTGAGTACAAACTGGCTCACGATGACGATGCCGAAATCTTGTTTGAAACTGACAACTTGGCCGAGGCTAGTACTTTCGTATACAATTTGTTCAAACAAGAAAAGCGTAATATTGCGGTCTATCAACCCCGTACAAAGGGCTACCGTGAAATCTATCAAAACAAAATCCGCGATTCCAAAGGCAGATTTATTTGACAATAAATGGATTTGGGCATATAATACATATATGAACTCAAGAAAACGCCGCACAGATCGTAACCAAGTGATTTACTTTATCCAAGATGTTGTAACACTTGAGTACTACATTGGTTTGACCGCGTTGTCGTTCAAAGGCAATGTTCGCAAGACCCTCAACCGTCGTTGCCAAAAGCACATGCAACGGGCACTGACCGAAAACAAAAATTGGGGTTTGAGCCGTGCATTGCGTGAGCGTGGTGCCGAGCGTTTTGTGTTTGGTGTCATCGAGGTTGTGCGTGGCAAGCGTCCTGCTCATAGCCGCGAGACTGAATTGATTAACACCCTGCAACCTACTCTCAATACTTTCGGAGTCAAATAATGCTTGGATATTATGACTATGACATTTATGATTACCTTGAAGCGGTTTTTGCTGCCTCGGTAATTCTGGCATTGATTGCTATTCCCTTTGTTCTTAGCTTTGGAGTCAAATAATGACAATTACGGAACAGATTGAAGCTATGGCTCAACGGCTAAATTCTCGGTATGAGTTGTCACCGACCGAACGTACTGCTATGGCTAGGATGCTTCGTACTATGCACAAGGACATGCACAAAAAGGTAATCGCAAGTATTCTAATCACCGATGTAGTCATGGAAGAAAAAGGTCAAGTGCCTACTTCGGAAGACTACATCCAAGCAATAAACAAAGATTTTGGAGTCAAATAATGTATATCTCTGACAAAGACCGTTTGGATCAACAAATGGGCCAGTTTCAAAACTATTACGGAAAGTTGTTTTACTACAGTGGTGAGCGACTTGGCTGGCGCTATCTGAAAGGTGTAAAATGAACGAACGAATTCGAGAACTTTACGAACAGGCTAGACTACAGGCCAAAAGCATTGATGCGGATCTTGATCCACAGGGTTGGATGGATCTATATCACAAAAAGTTCGCCGAATTGATTGTTCGGGAATGTGCTGATAAATGTTTAGCAATGGCCTATGTAAATCCAGGACCTCATCACTATGCGGCTATGATTAAAGAACATTTTGGAGTTGAATGATGGCTTTCAAAATCGTAAAATGTGAGGTTCGTTGGATCGCTTGTATTGGCTACAGTGGTACGGAACTTCCGCCCAGCACTTACGAAACCATTGGAGAGTATGAGACTGAGCGTGATGCTGACCAAGCTATGGCAGACGCTGGAATGACCCGTGTCTCGTATGGTTGGCGTGGTGAATACGCAACTGGTTTCGTCAATCGCATATTGAAGGAATTGAATGATGATTAATGACTACTTTGATCTACAACAAGTCAAATGGGTGTTGCGCCAGCATCCAACGGAATGCGTTTTTGAACTGAATGCTCCCGAAAAGATTCTGGAGCGTCTTAACCAGCATCCCAAGGACTACTGGTTTAGTTTTGGCAAATACTATATCAACATTGAACAAGAAAAACTCAGGAACGATGAATTTAGGGCCTGTTGGCATCAAAGCGAAATTTACTGCCCGCATGAAGGCATCGACCGCCGCAAAGAATATGGAATTGAATGATGTTTACTGATTTTTTGAAACGACCATTAGAGGTAGGCGATAGCGTAATCTTTATCACAAAAGGTTATCGTGACTATACCCTTGGTCGTGTTGATTCTTTTACTCCACAGAAGGTTCGTGTATTGAAAGGTTACAACAAGTACAACAACGAACCTGAGTTTATTATCCAAGACCCCTATCAACTTGTAAAAGTTGACGGACCCGATCTAACCATGTATCTGTTGAAAAAATGAAACTCAGTCCCAAGGCCAAACTCAATATTGTGTTCTGGATTATTACTGCACCAATGGTTCCGATTATACTGGTGTTGACATTGTTGGCAATCATCCTTGCATTCATTCCTCCACTACGGAATTGGTCATTGTCTAGTGTAGAAAAGGTAATACAAAAGTTCGCAATTTGGCGCTACAACCTCCCCATAGTCAAAAACGCATACGACAAGGCACATTTATTCGATTACCTCAAAAATTCCAAAGGTTGACAATAATTCCCAAACCTGCTATACTATAGTCATAGTAAAGGAGAAGATCATGAAGCACACACTGTACCGAGTAGTTGATTACAAAACAGGTTTTCATCGTGCCGTCATGCACATGACCGACATGGACGGTATGTGGATGGATCGCTTCTGGGACTTTGGCACCTTGGATGTGTTTGATGTGGCTCGTACCATCGAGACCTTCAACGAAATCAAAGTGTCAATCGAAAGTATTACAAAAACTGAGTTTACTAAAAAGTTCGGCAAAGCATTCCCGATTTGACAATAAATCGGTTTGGGTATATAATACTTGTATTGATTGATTAAAGGAGTCTGAAATGAGTGGTGCATTTTTCTTCATTGAATATATCGATGGTCGTGTTACCCAGATTGAATTCAAGACTATTGCAATGGCTAAAAAAGCCTATTCAATGTATGACGATGAACCCGAGAACGATGCCAAGTCTTGGGGTTGGGATACAAAGTACGAAGCACCTACACTGGCTCAACAAATCCGTGCAAAGAAAATGACTAAGGAGATGGCATGACCGTCTATATTGTGCTACGCAACGACAAAATTGACTCTGTGTTTCTCTCACATGCACAGGCTCAAGCACATATCGACAGCACCAAAGGTTGGAATCTTTGGAATATCGTTGAAAAAGAAATTGAAGGAACATTGATATGAACGAACTAATTCGAGAACTTGCTGAACAGGCTGGATATAACCCTGTTTGGAGCACAAAAGCAGACAAGGAAGAACATTTTGATCTGGAAAAGTTCGCCAAGTTGATTTTTCTGGAATGTGCTATGATTGCCCAACTACATGATAGTGATTGTGGTGTTGATTACAATTCAGGACGAACTTGGGCAGGGATTGACATTTTGAAACATTTCGGAGTTGAAGAATGAACATCCAAACCGTAGCAACTAATCTCCGTAACACAATCGCCGGCAAGGAAGAACTGTTAGCATTGTGTCCAGAGACAGAAAAGAATATTAATATACGAGCCTTCTTGAAAATCAACATTGACGAACTCCGGCGTATCTTGCAGGATGTGGAACAGTGTTGCGAAAAAGCCACATCGGATAGTTGGCGTGAGAACCCCGATCGTATGGGTGGTCAGTTTACACAAGATGAAATTGACAATCACGGACGTTGGATTTGACCAATAAATCGCGTTCTGCTATAATTAACGTATTAAACAACAAAGGACCCACATGCAATATTTTAACCCCGATGTATTACATGC